AGCAGCAGAGGATCCAGAGTTTGAAACTTTCTATACGAAAAACATCCTCCTCAATGAAGGACTCCGTGCCTGGATGGCTCCAGTAGACCAACCACACGAAAACTTTGTATTCCCTGAAGAAGTATTGCCAAGAGGCAACGCTCTGTGATATACTAGGGGTCTTCGGACCCCTTTTTTTATGGCTTACAATAATGATACGCTGGCGGTTTTTCCTAACAGGGTGGTAGTATCAGAGGCGCAGGAATTTGACTGGCGTGATGATTTTATCCAGTGGGCTGAAGACTATCAACTGAACAATGAAGGAGTAGAAGTTAGTAACGTTGGTGGGTATCAAAGTAGAGGTAATTTTTATACCGAATTAGAAGACGATAGTTTTAAACCATTTGAACAGAACATTTGGAAACATATTGAGGATGCTGTCAAGACGTACACTGAAGGGATAGAACTACATGATATTCTTTCCAGCGGAGCTCCTTTATTGTTGCGGAACATATGGTTTAATATCAATCCTCCTGGTGCTTTCAATCATGTTCACGTTCACCCTGGATCATTGCTGTCTGGTGTTTTGTGGATTAAAGCACCAAAAAATAGTGGTGACTTAATCTTGAGAGATCCTTTAGAGATGAATAATTATTGTCTTGGGGTGAACTGTGTGGTCTTTCCTCCAGAAGAAGGAACAATGATTCTCTTCCCAGCACATATTCCACACAACGTTGGCGTGAACGAGAGTGAAGAGACTCGAATCTCTGTGTCATTCAACCTTGACTTTGGTTGAGTCACCTGCTATACTATATGAGAAATGCAAAACGACATGGACATTGTGATGTACAGCATCCCTGGATGCAAATATTGTTTACATGCAAAAGAGTTGTTTCGTCGTGCTAAAGTTGACTACGAACATTATGTTGTAGGTAAAGACCTGACGAAGACACAACTGCTAGAGAAGTATCCACTGGCTCATGGTTACCCATACATTATCATTGATGGCGAACCTATTCCTGGTGGTCTGGTAGAGACTGCAAAACTTTTTGTGCAGAAAGGTTTAGTGAGTTCCAAATCATGACAATAGATTCTGATTTGGAAATAAATAAAGGTACAGAGTTAATGCTTCGTAGGAGGGCGAAGAAAGAACCCCAAAGAAGGGGTCTTAAGATTAATAAGATACTCGCTCTCCACAAAAAGGTTTTCCACTTTAAATTGGAGATCACCTGGGAGGAGAGCACCACCTAACAGGAGAGAAGCCATGTCAGTACCAGTAATTCTTACTTTTTCAACGATTTTGATGTTCTTGTTCATGGTTGTTGGAGGACTGATCGGATGGACAGCAAATGATTTTCTTTATGCATACATGACAACAAAAACTAACCTCCCCACTCATCCAGAAATGTATGACGACGAAGGTATGGTTATTAATGAAGAACTTTTATCAGTGAGATTCGTTGACGAGGAGGACGAACAAGAGGATGATTATTATTGATATGAATCAGGTTATGATTAGTAACCTGATGGCCCAAATTAAAAGGGACACACTTGATGAGAAACTGGTGAGACATATGGTCCTCACCAGTCTTCGATCTTATGAGAAGCAATACATCGAAGAGTATGGTGAAGTTGTTCTCGCTTATGACAGCAGACATTACTGGCGTAAGGATGTGTTTCCTTACTACAAACAAAATCGCAAGAAAGATAGACAAAAATCTGGTCATGATTGGGGGAGTATCTTTGAGGTTCTGAATAAGATTCGAGACGAGATCAAAGAATACTTTCCATACAAAGTGGTTGAGGTACATGGAGCAGAAGCAGATGATGTCATCTCTACCTTGTGTAAGAACAAAGGACCCAAGGATCGAATCTTAATCTTGTCTGGGGATAAAGATTTTATTCAGCTACAGAAGTATCCTGGTGTCACTCAATACAATCCAATCACCAAGAGACCAGTTACAAACGACAATCCACACAAGTACATTAAAGAGCATGTAATGCGTGGTGATAAGTCTGATGGTATTCCTAACTTTCTGTCGTCCGACGACTGTATTGTTCAGGGTATTCGACAGAAGCCCATCAGTCAAAAAAAGATTGCCAAGTGGATTGATCAGTCTCCCCACCAGTTCTGTCTTGACACAGAGCAGATGAGGAACTATCATAGGAACCAACGTCTGATTGACTTTGATTATGTTCCTCAAGAGATCGAGCAACAAATTCTCGATGAATATAACTCCCTAAATATTTCTGGAAAGAAAGTACCACTAGAGTATTTTAAAGAGCATCAGTTAAATGAGCTGATGCAAGACTTCTTCTTTCGTAGTTCATCGCCATTCAAAACAAAATGAAACTGTTAATTAGTGAAGTGCTCCAAAAAGTGAGTAACGCAAAGACCAAAGCACAGAAGATCAAAATTCTGCAAGATAATAATACTAACGCACTTCGCTCTGTATTGATCATTAACTTCGATGAGAGCGTAGTGTCACTGTTGCCCGAGGGAAAGGTTCCTTACGAGGCTAACGACGCTCCTGCGGGCACAGAGCACACGCTCCTGGAGAAAGAGTACCGCAAACTATATCTCTTCTTCAAGGGAGGTAGCAGTTCTCTGAAGCAATCGCAGCGTGAGAACCTGTTCATTCAGATGCTTGAAGGATTGCAGGAAGAGGAAGCAGAGATTCTTATTCTTGCTAAAGACAAAGCATTGAATAAGAAGTATCGTATTACCAGGGCGTGTGTGGAAGAAGCATTCCCCACTATTCAGTGGGGAGGTCGTTCTTGATGTCGAAAGGAATCAAAGTTCTATTTAAAGATTGTGATCCAGAATTGGCACAGGATAGATCTCTGCCATACACGGCTTACCTTGTAGAATATATTGAAGGTGACATTCATAAGTTTGATATCGTTACCTGCGCCAAGAGAGTTGACATCTTCGATGAGTATTGGGACAGGTATCGTCACGACTTTGTAAACATGACTCAATCAGAGGGCAGAGTCAATCCTAAATTGTATGGTTATCAATCTAAAGATGGAAAGAAAAAATAATGGGCGACCACTTTTTGTTAAACCTTTATGGGTGTGATGCAGAGAAATTAAACAACGAAAAATTTCTATCTGAAATGCTTGAGCGGGCAGTCGTCGAAGGTAAGATGACCCTGCTCAATCTAATCACCCACAAGTTTGAACCTCATGGGATTACGGCAGTAGCACTGTTGTCGGAGAGTCACATTAGTATTCATACTTGGCCAGAGGATAGTTCTTGTGCAGTGGACGTTTACACATGTGGCACAACGGCTCGCCCACGTCTGGCGTGTGATTATATAATTGAATCACTGGGGTGCTCTGACCCCAGAGTCACCCATGTTAAGAGAATTTAAATTGTATCAATCGATACAATTGACATTCCCTATATACTATGGTAGACTATACCAATCGTTCATTCGCTATTCTCGAATAGCGAACGCAAGTAAGTCGCGGAACGGAGCGTTCATCCCATGTTTGAATTATTACTATATGCTAATATCGCTTGCCAAGATGCTTCCGATATGATCGGTCGTGTCCGAGCAAACGACAATATAAGTAAAATCATTCAAACCGAAGTTGTTGAGACCATAAAGGACGCAACACCTGAATGTAAGTGGGACGCAAACGACTGAAGGAACGGGGATTAAACACCTCATTTCTTTAGGAGACCTACGATGAACACACTAACTCTCATCAAGAAGCAGATTCAAAAAGCTGCTGCACTTCACGATGCACAAATTGCTATGACTACCTATCGTGGTGTCAAGTTTGAGTGCAAAGAAGGTGATGTTGATGAAGTCCATGGTACATTCTGCTATCGCGGACACACCTATCAAAAATGATATGGAAAACTATGTCTATCATCATGATGACATGGATAAAGATAGCAGACCACCCAGTTGTTATCAACTCAAATATAGAGGAGTAACATACTGGTCCTGCTATCGGATGCACTTACACGAATACTTCGAGGGACTACTTAAGGTAGAACCAAGCAACAGGAGGGGTTGATCCCCTCCTTTTTTTGTGCTAATATATAATGAAAGGGAGGTTACCATGGACAAAGATAGACTAAAGTTGATCTACAAAAATTTAAAGTCACTGTTAAATGCACTTGAATCCGAGATCTATTCCGACACCGAATCTTACCTACACAAAGGTGAAAACTTTGATGACCCAGCTCATTACTACAGTACAGATGATGACGATGGGTATACAGACTGACAAAATTATGTTATAATACACACATGAAACGTTCTCGTATTCTAAAGAAAGCAATTAAGAGTGCCGTCCGCAATGGAAAAGGACTTGACAATCTTGTCGGTGCATATGCGGACGAGTTGCTGAAAGAAGCACTCATCAAACAAACAAATAAAAGAAAAGGTTTTGGTTATGTCGAACGTAAGACTGATTTCAGTGACCCCAGAGGCGGAGAAGACGATGGGGTATGTAGCGAGAGTCAGCAACCCGAACAATCAGGAGAACCCGAAGGTAGCGGGACTCCTTAAGTATTGTGTCAAGCATCAACACTGGTCTGTCTTTGAGCAGGCATTCATGACGCTTGAGATCGAGACTACTAGAGGACTGGCGGCTCAAATTTTGAGGCACCGTAGCTTTACATATCAAGAGTTTTCCCAACGGTATGCTGACAGTTCTATGTTGGCAGACAAGATTCCTCTACCTGATCTGCGTCGTCAAGACACAAAGAATCGACAGAACTCTATTGATGACATCGATCCTTTCACACGGCAGGAGTTTCAGATCAAAATGCAAAAGCACTTTGATGAAGGAATGAAACTATATAAAGACATGCTCGATGCTAATATCGCAAAGGAGTGTGCTCGTTTTGTACTCCCTCTCGCCGTACCAACCAGACTATACATGAGTGGCTCATGTCGTTCTTGGATTCATTATATCCAACTGCGTTCTGCAAACGGAACCCAGAAAGAACACATGGACATCGCTAATGCTTGCAAAGAAATCTTTGTCGAGCAATTCCCTACAGTATCTGAAGCACTTGAATGGTTATGAAACTACTTACACTTGAAGATTATGAAAAGGCGGG